GATGGAATTAAACTCTCATTATTGAACGCACCGATCTGTCTATAATCAGCCAAGTTGTTGGCTAAGTCAGTCATACCAGACTGATGTTCCTGTGATTTGTAATATTGATCTAAAAACTTGACAAATAAAGGAGATTCCTGAACGAGAAATTCAGGAATCTGTGATTCTATCACATGAGAGATTTTGACTCTTTTGATATCGGTCATTTATCTTGTATAGATTGATTCGCTAGCGTAACTAGAAGTTGTGACGTATGATGTTGCAGATGTATTTTCTCCAGAAGAAACAACGTCAGGTAAAGCTTTAACTGTACTGTTTGAAACGTCTAATTGTAAATACAAATCTTTCAAAGCGATAACGTCATTAGAATCGGGTATTGCCTCAACTTCAATGACTCCACTTGCTAATGATGCTCCTGTTATATTTACCACATCTAAATTAATCTCGCCATGAACGTAATCTACAGTTCCAGCATCGTTCTTAACTATTAGAGGAAGATTATTTACAAGTTTAAAGAATACAAGTTTTCCAACAGTCGTCCCAGCAGTAGGAATGTCACCCAAATACAAAGTTCCGTCAATACCACTGACTGTAAATCCACTGGAACGTACGCCATATCCATTTGGTTGGTCATAAAAAGCATTTCCGTAGCAAAGTTCATAAGTTGCGAATGTATTGATCTCAGGAGTGATGTCTCTCCTCATTTTTACTCGTGTTATGTTAGAAGTAACACCTCTAGCAGAGTCATCTATCAATCCAACAATTTTACTATACTTAAATCTACCACCAAAAGCATTGATGTCTGATGAATTAGAGTAAGTTGTCAATGTTCTAGTTACAGAAGTGATTAATTCAGTTGCATCAGATGTTGCATTGGTATTGTAGTAAACAGAAGTATCTAATTCCACATACAAATATTTTAAGTCAATGATTTCTGGTTTGATTCCAGCAATAGAGTATTGTTTGAGTTGTCTTGAAATATCGTCCTTTGTAATTTGTGATAAGAAAGAACCATTTTTCGGTTTTATCGAAATAAACACTTTTCCATACTCAGGTGGATCTAACTCCTCTCCACCATAGGCAGTCACTGATTCAACGTTAGGATATACGAATGGAATTATACCTGTATAGTCATTGGCGGTCACTGCACGGTATTGTGAAGAGTATATACGAGGTGCAAGGTATTTGATAGAACTCACATCTTCAATATTGTCACCCATATCGGATTTTTGAGCTGTAGTCAAAACTGATATGCCTTGTGAGACTGTTGAATTGGTGTCGTCCTTTAAAATACCAACAAATGAGAAATTTCTAGCTCCATTTCCTAATTTTCCGTTAGTAACAATGTAAGTTACAGTTACAATCGCTCCAGCTGGCGGTTTTTTACCAATAATTCCATCACCAAACAAAATTTCATACTGTTCATCTTCGATTTCTTGAATTAAGAACAATTTAGAGGTAGAATCTACTTTTAAAATGTTATTATAGAGCGTATATGTCTCATCTGTAGTCGAAGACATGTTAACACGAATGGAAGTTGTGTCAATATTCGCATTTGGCAGAATAAATCTTTGATTTGGTTGAGAATAATCAATTTGAAATTGCTTTTGAAGGTAAATTCCTTCATAAAGTTTTAAATTATCGAAAAAAGCAATGTTATCGTCTCCAGTTGTAGCAACAAAGTCGTCTGGAATCGAAAATATGTAATTACTTCCCGATTGATTACCAACTGCAACCTGTCCAGCCTTCAAAGTTACGATTTTTGTGTCATTTGTACCCAAGTCTACACTAAAATTCACCACAGCTTGTGCAGATCGGGATGATCTTGGTACATAACCAATATTTCTTGCTAGTGATACTACGTTTTCACGCAAAGTTGCACTGTCAAGGAAACATTCATTGACTGCCATGTTCGTATTGTAAGCAGTAATGTATGAGTTATACGCTAAAAGGTCAATTAGAGTCGAAAAGTTCGATCCCTCAAAGTCAAAATCAGCGAAATCACTGTTTACACGAAGGTAATCTTTAATTTGTTGCCTAAGATCCGCAAAGTCTAGGTTGGTAAACTGGTTGAAAGACATTATATCCTAGTTGATTGGAGAATAAATTCTATATTTTGTTGTGGAAACTGCATCCCAACGATATCGTATGCAATTCTTACGTTCATTTCAGTTGAATTTACGTCATATGAACAAGTAACTGTAATATTGGCGATTCTAGGTTCATAGTTCTCAAGTAAAAGTAGTATATCATCCTCTAAAATGAGTGCAGTATCACCATCTTGCTGCTCAAATAAGGAATCTTCAAGAGGACTACCTAATAATTTTTGATAAAATCGCTCTCCTACTCTTGTTCTCACTAAATTTGTGACAGATCTCTTGATTGCATCTTCATTTACAAAGACTCCGATGTCATCTGTCACTGGGTGGCGACTAAATGACAAGCTTATATCTTTAAATGGAGTTGATCTAACAAGTTTTCTATCGACTTTTGCCATTATTCATTCAAATTTTGTTTTCTTTTTTCATCATTGGCGTCATCACCAACAACTTCACGCAAAAGATCGTCTGCCAGTTCCTCTTCTGGTCGAGGATTAATGAATTTTTTATCGTCTGCCATAACAAATACAGTAATTCAAATCTATTTAGACACAAAAAAAGACCCTTTTAGGGGTCTTTGAAGTTTTTTTGATTGATTTTAACCAGCAGCGAGTGGAGATTGAGATGTATTACTGTTTGCAGCAGCCTTTTTTCTTGCTTGAGCACTCACATCGTACTGTCCTTTAACACTTCCACCAGCAAAACCAGCACTTTCTACGTTATGGGGAGCTAATTTTGGATCTGAATCTGCCATCTTTTAACCGTTTTCTTTTTATTTATCTATTTGAGCTCTTAATCTGTCTGGAGAAATGCCTTCTGACATGTAAAAGTTCAATCTTGCCCTTGCAGCTTCCTTATCAAGACCTACATCTTGCTTAGGATCGTTGACACACCAGCCTGATGTGCCTAATTCTACGACCCTGTACTTTACATTTTCCATTGGTTGTGGTGTTGTCATTAGATAATCCTCGTTTTTTCATGTCCAACACGGATTTTTGGATCAATCCAGATCTCCATACCCGCTTCTTTTGCATCTAGACAGAAAGATACGTCTTCTCCACACATATCTTGAACATCTCCAGACTCAAAGACTTGCATTTTAGGTGCAAACCAAGGATATTTCATATCTTTATGTTCAAATACACCGTTCTTAACAAGTAACCAACCAAATCCAGTGTAGTCAACAGTAAAAGGCTTGCGTCTACGAGATATAGATTCGATAGTTTCGTGATTCATCACTCCACCATTCTTTGCAAAGTCTTCTTCTTCTAACCAATGTGCAACAGATGTAGTTTTTCCATCTTCTGTACAATACCAACCACCAGCAATATCCTTTTGCATCCATACTAAACGATAAAACTTCTCTGTATCAAATACGATATCTGAGTCTATCCATAGTTGATAGTCATATTTTAGTTTACCATCCCAAGGTATCTGATCTGGGCCTCTTAATACGTTTGCACCAAGGCATTTGCATCTTGCAAAGTTAACCATTGATGAATAATCTTGTGAGATCTGAATACTCGATCCGTTCTGCACGAGGTCAAAGCATAGTTGAACGAAGTTCTTTAAAAAGATATAAGATACTCCTCTTCCTGGCAGACAGAAAACTATTGCTTTACCTTTTGCTAATGCCTTTGCCTCTTCTAAATTAAAGTCATCTTCGACTTTCTTAGTTTTGGGGGCTTTAGCTTTTACTGTAAATCCTTTTGCCATAACATGTTGTAATTACATTATTAAGTATACCACGGTCAAATCATTTTGTCCATAGTTGTTATATTATATATGTGCTTTTCCTGAGTCTTTTCTGAGAAACTCCTGACTATTACAGGGGCCTAGTGGCATTCCCTGATCAGAAATTCCTTTCAAACCCATACTGTTGATTGCGATGTCACCAGCTACTGATAATCTTTTTTCTTCTGTTAAGAAGTGGGGGTAAACCGCATGATACAAACAACTGGGGAACAATAACATATGTCCTTCATTATATTGTTGTTCCAATGTCCATGATTGTTTTCTACATCTTCCTGTAATATCAGTGTATTGTAGAATAAAGTTTCC